CGTCAACTGATTTGTCCCATCGCAATCTGACTAAATTATTATTAACTGGCTCTGCTGTTAAATTTTGTACGTTTGCTGGTGGATCTTTTTTACCTGTAGCGTCATATGTAGCTGTAGAAGGTACAGCAGATAATCTTAATGCTGAATTGTATGAGAATACTTTAAATTCATAAATACCAGCTTGTGTATTAAGGATTTCAATATCAGGTCTAAATACAACTTCTGTTACCCAATTTGAATTACTAAATCTATATTGCACTTGATATTGTGTGACACCTGTTACTGGTGTCCAAGATAATAATATTTTGTTTACTGCAATATTATTAATTTCTGCAACTTTTTCTCTTATTGGTAGTTTTATTTGTGGTGCTGGTCTTAACTCATTAAGTCTTGATACTCGTCTTACTGGTAACGTAGCAAACTCGTTGCTTTCAATATTGTCATATTTTTCTGATCTATAACTCAATGCAGATATAACATAATTTATTCCATCTTGTTCTTCTACAGATAAAACTTTAAATGTTTGACCTTTTAAAATATCACTTTCCAAAAACCATACAGAATTAACATTAGGGGTTGTTGTTAGCGCAGAGTCTAATGTAATCACATTTCTAACCACACTAAGAACACCTTTTTTCTCTACTGAGCCATCAGGCATAATTATGCTGCAAGTTCCTGTAGGCACACTAAATGAACCTAAATCTTGTGTATCATCTACAGTTATTGTTGTTGTAGTAGCAGCAGATATTCTCCCTGATCTTCTAAATAAACTCCTTACAGGATCATTAATTGTGATAACAGAACCCGGCCTTACTATCGCACCAGCATCTATAGATGTTGCAAAATTTACGACCTCACTTTCCTGTTCCTCCGAGAAGACGATTGCACGAGCCAAACGCTGCGCTTGACCTCTTGAAGTACAACCAAAACTTTTTACTTGTTTGTACACAATTCCAAATTTATTTCTTCGATTTACTTCAGCCGTTGTATTTCCATCACCATATACTTCAAAGTCAATCTCTCTTGAATCCATATTAAAATAACTCACACTCACAACAGAATGTCGTTGTTTTAAACTGCTACCTGTATAGTTAAATCCTTCTGGTGTTACATTAGACAAGTTAAAAAGATAAACAGGATCGCTTGGTGCATCTTGTACTAAATTTATAGACCCCTGACTCCATATTGGAATACATCTCATGATAGATGCCAAGTCTTTTATAAGATCATATGCTTCTTTAGATGATTGGATATTTACATTGCAACTAAATCTTGCTTCTTGTCCACCTTGTCCATCATTGACAAGTGCATTTGAATATTTACTTGCAGTTACAAAACTGTATAAATCTAAAAATGTTGATGTGCCAGATGAGGTAAAAGTACTATTAGGATCTAAAAATGTGCCAAATCCATATCTTTCGTTTGTTAAAAGGTCAAGCAAGATACAGCTAGGGCATGAAGTCCATTGCGCTGCTCCAAATGTGCCACTAAAAACGTAGCCGTTAGGATAATTTATTCTTCCAGTTTGTAAATCTACATGAGGAGTAATTTTATATGTACAGTTAGAACTTGATACTGTTTGCGATGTGCCAGATATAAAAGTAAACGAGTTTAAATCAGGAACAGCATCAATTTGATATGTACCATCAACTCCGTTACCAGAAGTAGCATCAAAAATTACTGAATCCCCTACGGCTAAACCATGTGCAGTCTTATTTATAGTTACAGTTGTGGTGGATTGTGTATAAGTAGCAGTAACAGCACTACTGTTAGCTGCTGGTATTCTTACTTTTACTCCACGAATACGAAAAGCTCTTTTTGGTATAGAACTAAATTGTTCAGAATCTAATCTTAAAGACGTATAGGCTGAATCAGGATATGTACTGCTATCATCAACAATTTCCTGTATAAGTGTAACTCTAAATAAGTCCTTAATCGTGTCAGATCCAGTATTATCTGCTGTAACTCTTTCTACTCTTACACTCGCCTGACTATAGCCAGAAGGCAAATTAATTCTATATTCTTTTGAATAAGGGTCAGCAGTTCTACCAGTAATAGTGTCAGTTACAACTGTTGGATGTGTAGGGTTTGTCTGATTATTGATCTGTAAACCAATTTTTAATTCTACCTGTGATCCAAGTAAGTCTCCATTGTCTTCTGCTTTTTGCAGTTGCGGAAACATGATAGTTACTTTTACAGCATCTTTACCAGTAGATAACGCTTGAGTAACACCACCTCCAGCTACAGTACAATCTTGTGCTTGAAACCCAGAAACAGCAGCATCACTTCCAACTATCCCTGCTATCTTCGTTTGGTTGCTTGTACCAAACCTAGTGTTTAGAACTACATTTTGAAAGTTAAAATCTGATGCTTGTGGATTAGATGTACTTGCACTTTCCAGAAGAATAGGTGTGTCATCAATAAAAATATCTTTTAATGAAGCATTTGTATAAGCAGTTGTACCTTTTGTTAAACCTAATTTTGATGGTGTAGCAAAACCTTCTATTTCTCCCTCTGAAAGTAAATCTAATATTGTTGCAAACTGTCTACTATTTAACGTATCAGGCGCACGATACGGAGCAGGCGGTGTAGGAGCCGGGCCTCCAGATCCTCTAATAATTTTTTTATCTGTCATGCGGTTACTTGGTTAGTGTCGATGCCTGCGGAGATAACTACAGATCCAGTTACTATTTCTCCGTAAACGATAGGATGGCTAGTTCCGGCTCTTGTAGTATTAACAATTCCATTGAAAGCAAAAGATATTCTTGGATCATCTTCCTGTTCTTCTGGTATAGGCTGTGGAAATATCATGTTATATACACCATTCAAAACTAAAGCAGCACCAATACCACTAACAGCAGTACCTATCTTTGTAAGAGTCCCCCCAACAACTGCTTCAGCACCAAAAATACTTTTAACTCCAAACAAACCAGCACCCGGAAACAAAAACGATGCACCTATGAGCAATCCACCTAATAATATTTGATTAAAATTATTACCACCAGCACCGCTTATAACTGGCACTATATTTATCTCAGATCCACCAATAGGATCATGTAATCCATCTTTAGTTATAGCTCCATCTTTCACTAAGACCTTATAATATTTATCTGACATATAAGCTTCTACATCAGGAAAATTACAAACTAAAAATCTTATTGCTTCTGCTGATGTATGAGCTACAGCTTCAAACTCATTGTGACCAACAAACTTAGCAAGTTCTCCATGTAGTTTAATTTTACGAAGCATAACGATACCTCTTGCCAGTACATTTTTGTAACCACATAGAGTATGGCTCTCTACAAGATAGTCTATCGGCTAAATGATGTAAAACCATATCCCCTAAAAAAATAGCTACATGATTTAAAGTTGGATGCAATATAGACATTAATAACACATCACCTTTTTGTAATGCCTCACCTTGCTCTAATTCTATAAAACCTGTATTTTTTGCATATTTTTCAAATAATGGATTTTTAATAAATTCTTCTGGAGTAATATTTCTTTCATAATCTACTAATTGTATATCTCTCTCTTCTTTGTACCAATCACGAACTAAACTCCAACAATCAGTAACACCCCAAACCCATTGCCTGCCAATAAGAGGTACTTTATATCCTGTCGGCTCACAATAACCCCAAGTCTCACTATTTGGATTAACAATATGCCAAGGTAGGCCACTATTTTCACAACTAACTAAATCAGCTTGACTAGGTGAAGGAGAAGTTATTGGATGACTATGAATAACTGCTTTTATAGACCCTAAGTTATCAGCTTTTACATAATCTTCTGGATCTAAAATAAAACATTGATGATCCGTCATAGAAAGATTACGACAAGGATAATATTTTTCTTTTCCTCGAATATTTAATAATAAACCACAAGATTCTTTCGGGTTTTGGTCTTTCGCATGAACAAGTGCTTCTTCTTTCCAACTCATCCTATAAACGTACCGATTGAAGGAAATAAATCTCTGGTGCATTGACGTTTTGGCGCACGAATACCAGCAAGATCAAATACTGCTGCAAGTTCAAACTGTACAACTTCTCTGTTCTCTGCGGACTTACGATCTATGTAATAAATTTCTCTTGGAAATTCTGCATCTGGATCTGGAGTACCAAATGGATTTGTCGCACCAGAAAAATTAGCAGCATCTATAAATTTAACCATTGTTCTTATTCTTGTTACCTTTGCACCTGTCAAATCATTTCCAACTGTAAAAGCATTAGCTAACAACAATACAGATGAGATACTAGGTGAACCCATGTTACTTATCGTAAGTTTAGGTCTTGGTAATTGATCTTTTTGATATTGAAATCCTTTAGCTTCAACAGGAAATCTAAGGTAACTTTCTCCATTCCAAACTATCTGACCATTAGCATCTAGATTAGATCCACCATGAAACCTATAAACAGTTTCCACACCAGTAGGGTTGCCTGTCTGATAATTAAGTCCTTCTTTTAACTCAAGCTTAAAAAGCTCAATAATTGAAGAGGGATTAATATTTTGTATCTCGTTAAAAACTGGATCTGTATCAATACTCATGGTTCAAATTTCTCAATAAATTCAGCTTGTATACTTGCTAACGTAGGTTTTTCTATACTTTTGCTCCATTTAGGACAAATAAACTTTGCTGTGCCAGTTTTTGTTACTGAGACATTGCCATTAGTAGTTGCAGAAGCAGAAGCAGTTATTACAAATGTGTTTGCATTGGTGATAGAGGAAACTATATATGTACCATCAGCCGATGTGCCAGAAGTAAAATCTACAACTATAGAATCGCCTGCAAATAATCTATGATCTGTCATAGTTATTGTGATCGTTGTACTGGATTGTGCGTAAGTTCCTGTTTTTGTAAAAGATTCTTTTGGTGGTGCATAATCAAAACTAGCCTTGTCTAAAGCACGTTCATTAAGGAAATATTCAATAGTGTCTGCTTGATCTTCTGTAATATTTTTCCAAACTAATTTATACTTTCTTGGATTAAGATGACTTGGAACTCCAAAGCCAAGGCGATGCTCATAGCCATCCCCAAAAACTACAGTTCTTGTAATCGGCTCTGATTGCTTTTTAACGCTAAATGATGGTTCTATGTCTGGAAAGGTTGCCATTTATGTTAAAAGTCCTCCCGGCCTTTTTTGATTTATAAGTTCTGATTGTATAGCAGCAGCTAAAGCTCTTCCGAACTCTTCACCCCTCGCCCCATCTCCTTCAACAGAGCTACCAGAAGCATCTACATTCACAACAATATTACCAACACCTCCAGAAGCTTCAACTCCAAGTCTTCCACCAGCACCTCTCTTCAATGGCATGACTGCCTCCGGGCCTGCTTCTCCCATAAGCCCCATACCATCTGCCATTGGGAATACTGTAGGTCTTGTGACTATACCTCCATTTCTATATGGTACGATTTTGTTACCAGCAAAGACGTTACCTTTAGCACTTGGTTTGAGTTTAGGGAATAATCCAAAGAATAAAGGCTGTACAACAGCGTATCTTATAAGCATCCTTGTCAAATCAGAAATTATAGAATTAGCTAAATCTTTGAAGTTTAATTTGCCTGTCTTTACAAAATTCACTAAAGCATCTTCCATTGCTGTAAAAGCATTTACAAATGCTTGTTCTGCTTGTTTAGCTATATCAAAAGCACTTTTAGCAAATTGACCAAGAGTTCCCTCTTTGTCTTTACCTACACTTTGTAATCCTTTTGGCTCATCACCTTTTCCAAAACTATCATTCTTATCTCTAAGTCCAAAAGGATCATAATCAAATATTTCTGCATATGCTTCCATGTTAAGCATAAATTGATCTCGTGTATCTTTCAAACCTTTGGTAATTATCTCTTGCGCTCCTTTAAAATCAAACGTTAATATTTTGTACATTATTGTGTAGTAATCATATAAAGATCTGGTTAAAAATCTCACTCCTTCAACAACAGTAAATAAGACTGCTGCTAAAGTTTGAACAAGTTTTGCAAAAAATTTCATTACTGGTTCGGCTTTAATAATACCTTGAACCATATCCGCAAACGATTTTTGGAACACAGCACCAATAGGCTGAACAACCTCACCAACTTCAGCTTTTAAAACTTGCATTGTAGTCCTTAATCTCTCCCCTGCATCAGCAGAAGAATTTGCAATATCTAATGCTGTTTGTGCAAAGTCTACATTTAATTTTTCTGCAAATTTAATAACTTGATCTAGACCAACGACACCATCTCTTAAATCTTTTTGTAGATCTTGCAAACTACTACCATTAGCTTCTGCAAATTTCACAACAGCACCAGCTAGTCTTTCACCTAACTGACCTTGTAATTCTTCAGCAGATACCTTACCTTTACCAAAAATCTGCGACATAGCTCGAATCGCAGACTGTACGTCTTCCGCATTACCACCAGTTGCCTTAATAGCGTTTGATACACCAAGAAAGACCTCTTCTGCATCTTCTATAGTTCCACCAGCACCAAGTACAGATGCAGCTAAAGTTGTAAATTGTTTTGTAGATGCTGCTAACGGAACATTTAACTTTATAGATGTATCTCTAATTATTTTTAATCCCTTTTCGTAAGTCTTTTGATCTTTGGTGACACCTTTTAAGGCTATTCTTAATTTTTCTATTTGTGCATAATAATTAGCAGCATCATTCGCATACCTAGCAAATCCAATAGTAGCATCTATTCCAAGACCAATACCAGCACCAGCTAGACCACCCATCATAGTGCCAGTTTTTAGATAGCCTGCTGCCATTCCAGTTTGTGCGCCAGCAGGCAAAAATCTACCTATAGAAGCACCTAAAGCAGTTCCACCCCCTGCCCTAGCTCCAGCCTTTAACTGGTTAAAGAATCCACCCGATGTCGATTGTTTACCTATCAACTTGTCGTACTTAGCTGATAACTTATCTATCTCTTCCCCAAGTCTCTTGTAGGCAGCACTTCCAATACCAACATTGTTTTTAAGTTGTTTTAATGCAGCTATTTGTTTATTAAATGTATTTACACTTCGTTCACCTCTTCTGTCATAAGCTTTTATTGACTTAATCGTCTTATTTAACTCTTGTGGAGTTAGACCAATATTCTTGTTTAATTTTACAAAAGTAGAAGAAAGTTTACCTACGCTCGCTATACCATCAATCTTTACAACTATTTTTTCTATGTTGACATTTTTAGCCACTACTTCTTCTCCTTATTAAATTCTTTCAACACAACTGATTCCATAAGTTGTAAACCTTCTAGCATTTCTTTGCGGTTATCTACATGATAGAGGTCAAACAGTCCTCCATCAAGTAATAAAACCTCGTACTTTAATCCTACTACACCTCCAAAGGTTGTGTCCCATTGTGTACTACATCGTTGGAACATCATTACAATATCCCAATTTTCTTGAAAGACTACAAAGTCTTCTTTTTCCTCTGGTTGCTTCTCTATCTGAATACCAAAAGCTGCTGCGTCTTTTTGTGTTTCATCAATAACTTGTTTGCCACCCGAAGCCCAATATAAGGCAGCATCAATTAGTTTCCCGATTGTGCATTGGCATAGAATTGTTTAAAAGCTTCTAAAACACCAGCAACAAAATCAATGTCTTCTGCAAATTCTTTTAAAGTTTTATCGCTAAATAAAATAGGTGTGCCATCTTCTTCGTCAACATCATTCCAACCAACTAATACTTTTTTTAAAGCATCAAACTCAGATTCAGAATCAAAAGTGTCTAACTCTTTTCTTGATAATCTTCTAAATTGACCAGTAAAAGTAGAAGTTTCAAACTCACCAACTTTTGTCTCGCTTGGTCTTTTAATTTCTACAGGCCAAGGGTAGACCTTGGTCTTTTTTCTAACAAATGCCATAAATAAAAATATATACTTTCTTACTCTACCTCAGTAGTCAATACTTAGTCAGTATCTATGTGTAAACTAAGCTCATTTCGTCACCTGATGTGCTAGGTACAAGTGTGTATGGTATTTCAAGCATTGTAACTCCATCCATTTCACCATAATTCACATCTCCAATATCAACCTTGCTGCTTGTGAATTGAACAATGTTCCCTGCTTGAGTTCCATGTGTTACTTGCAAGTTTCCAAGAGTGTAGTCTATTAATGCTGCACTAAAATAATCTTTTTGTGCAAGAGTAGGTGCTTCCATTGTTACCGATCCTGTTGCTGCTCTATCTGTAAGCAATACTTCTTTTGTGCCACCAACAAGTTCTCTATAGACAAGAGTATTACCAACATCAAGTGTAAGTGACTGTAAAGCTCCAGCAAAAGAATATAACTGGAAGTTGGTAGTATTACCATTCTTAAAGATTAGAGGAGTTGCCTGATTCCCATAAGAAACTGTTGGTAATGCACTATCAGTTGGAGTTGCATAAACACCAGTAAAGTTGAAATCAATAGTTGGAATCTCACCTACAGATGCGTTGATTGAGAAACTGCCTCGACAACCAGAAACAATATGCCTTACACCATCTATGTTGTAGTGAATTGTTATAGAACTAAAGCTGCTTGATACAGGTGCGTAAGTAACGCTTGTGTTACTTACAATGCTTTCGCTAAACCCACAGGCTTTGAGGGCATCTCCGTACCGGGGCGCAGCACCGGCTGTCCCAGATCCAGCAAGTTCTACAGAAAATGTACACTCAACTCTGGTGTTTGCTAATAGCTGCTCAGATGCACCTAAAAAAGGTCTGACAACATCTCTATTAACAACGTCACTTGATTGCGGTGTAATACTTAGATCTCGTACTAAAACAACTGTTGAAGAAGCCATGCCCGGATCAGTACCATAGCTACTTTCCGCTTCAATCAGAATTACTCTCTTTCGTGTCAGTAGTGCCATCTTTTTTTACCTCTGTAGGGGGTTCAGCTTGTGTTGTTTGTTGAACTAGCTTTGCTTTGCCAGTTTTCGGGTTCAGTATGTAAGTACCGCCCTCATTTGGAATTTCAAACTCCATAATAAACAATCAGGGTTGTTAGGGTTACAGTTACATTGTAAATCATGTTGATAAATCGTTATAACTACTCCTGTAATCTACTTCATATTCGCATGAGATTATCCCTGCTGGTTGATCTGCCTCAACAACATCAAATGTTACTGTGGCTGGTCTTACGTCAATCGCAAGTCCTCCTAAAGTAGGATCGTTAACGACTTTAGTATGAAGACTCTCAACTGTTGCATCTGCTGAAGTGTCAGGAGTTTGTGATCTAACAACAACAACTATTCTTACTCTTAATGTCCAATCTATTTTTAAATAAGTTGCACTATTAACAGTAGGTTCATCTGTAACAAACTCAATAACTAAAGAAGGTGATTCTTCTCTTGTCATAGGCTCGGCTCTGCTTCTATAAATGCGAGTTCCTACACCTGTAGTTCCAGTAAGATTTGTTTTGATTTTTGCTAATATCTGTTCTCTTTTACTAGCCATTTCAAACCTTCATTAATGAAATTACAG